CGTTTGCACCACCTTTTTTCTTTTGTTCTCTTACATATTTGATTTTTAGTGCATCAATATATCTAAGTTCTTTAATTCCTTCTTCTGGTTTTTCTAAATCTATGACTTTATGATAATATATTCTTCCATCTACATACCAATTACGAAATATTTCATGTGCTTTTTTATCAAAATCCAACATCTCTTTGATGTATTGGAACTCATTACGAATAATATCTTTAACTTTGTCTCCGACTTTTAAATTTTCTAGATCAATTTGAATTGGTGAATCATTTTGATCTGCAACTATCGCTTCGCACAAGATATCTTCTATCGCAGAATCAACTTCGGGATGAAGTGCCATCTCACGATATCTACGAATTAAATCATATTCTGTTTTAAATACGCCCTCTACATCAAGATATTGACCATAGAACCCAGAAGCCAAATAGTAGTCCGCACCGTCCTCATTATTTTTAGGGACAGGTGAGACTACTGATGGTGACGGTTTCTTATATGAATCGTCAATCGAGAAACCAAAAAGTTGTGCCATTGTATAATTATACCTTTACTGGTATTTATATTATATCCTAAACTATGGTATTAATCAACTATGTGCCTGCTGTTACAGATTCAGCTCCTTGTGCTGTTCTAGGTAAACCACCTTCAACTGTCCAGAATAGGTAGTTGAATGTAACTTGGAACTCCTCAATCTGATCTGTTGCACCATAATCTAAAGGTATGGAACTTACTGCGTTTGGATAAATTCCTTCAAAATTATACTGTCTTAGAACAGTTATTTTATCTCCACCTGAGTTTGACGATCCACGAGATGATTTTCCTTGTCTTGATAATTGATAAACTTCAGCCTTTGTTTGATAATCTGATGGGTTGATATCACCAACATCAAATTGAAGGTCATTAATTAAATTACTCCACTGTTCCATCGCATCTCTAATGTTAAATTTAGAGTCATTGATAACAGTTACCGTCCAAGGATCAAAAGTGCGATCTCCAGCAACGGGGAGAACGCGACCTCTGAATGGAACAGGAATATTTCCGATGTTAGAAGCTGGTATTTCAGCTGCCTTCACCATAAATCTGATGTCGTTTTTAAAATCATTCAATCCATTAACTTTTGTAGGTAACTCAATGTTTACCTCAAACATATTGGATCTTGCACCACCACCAACTAACCTATCTCGGAAATTGGTTATGCTTCTTTCGTTAAAGCTTCCTACTTGTGCCATTTTTTTGTTAACTCCTTTTGTTATTTAGATGAACTTTAATTAAACTCGACCAGCGACTTCAGAGAAGCTAACTCCTGTTCTTGTCGCAACGAATGTAAGACCGATGAAGTTAATCGAACGAGCAGGCTTGATAAAGATATCTGCCTTGAATTCATTCGCATCAATAACATCAGGTGTGTTGTTTGACTCATCACAAATGACGAGGAAATCAGAAATACCTCTCTTAGACTGAACTCCACGAAGGAATGGTTCAACTATGTTACGGAAGTTTGCTCTTGTAATCTCATCATTAAACTCAAAGAGCTGAGTTCTTGCAGCAATTTCAATTCTTGCCTCTAAATTCAAGAATAAACGACGAACGTTAATTCTATCAAACGCAGATGCAAATGCTAATCCAGTCTTATCACCAAATAAGACGAATCCACCGCCAGGTGAGAAGATCACTGGGTTAATTCTCTTAGTATATAAAGTATCTCTCTGTACTTTATTTGGATTAAATGCTAACTTAACTGTGTTAAGTATGTTTCCTCTTTGAGGGCCAGCGGGTGAGAACCAAGGGAACTGTTCCTCAGATGTTCTTGCCATCAATCCAGCAATATCACCATTTAATGGCATAAACTGGAATTTATTGTTAAATCTATCAAACTGATACTTATAACCAGAATCAAATACTGCGAAAGATGATGATGTAATTGGATCATAGAACTGAACAACGTTAGTTGTTTGTGTCTTTGCACTTGTTACGTTAACAACGGTCTCTCTGTTTGGAGAGATAACTGCTAAACAATCTTTTCTCTGTTCTGCAATCGCAATTAATTTATTTGCTTTTGCTTGTGATTCTGCTTGACTACCTGTGATGCCAGGGCCTTGAAGTAGGAAGTTAACTGCGTATTCTGCCTCATTCTCAAAGATTTCATAACCACCGATTATGTTTCCAAGAGATGTTGCAAAACCACCCTCTGTGCTTACACCAGAGTAATCTTTACCACCTTGTAATTCATAGAGTTTGTTACCTACGAAGTTGAAGTCAATGTCTTGTGCATCTTGACTCCAAGTATTTTGAGCAGCACTTGATGGTGTAAATGCAGTAGTAAATCCTGATGCGATGTCTCCGTTTCCAGTTGCAATTCCAATAAAGATGTTATTTGACTGTTCAGAAACCTTATCTTTATAGTAAATTGCATCTCCAAAGGAGTTCTTCGCATCATCTGCCTTTGATAAGAATGCAAACTTTTCAAGAATTGCACCTTGAGCACCAGATATTTTTCCAGTATCATCGATAACTACAATGTGAAGTTCATCATTAGAACTTTGTCTTGCAGCAGCATATCCACTTGTGCCTGGTTTCTCAGCGACCTCTGCCCATTTTAATGCACCGTTCTTTAATTGAATATACTGGTTATCATACCAGTCATCAACTTGGAAGACTGTTGCACAGGTTGAAATACCAGCGTCAGGGTTTGCAATAGTTGAATTGCTATCTGAGAATAGAACGCCAGGGCCAGGTAATGTATTACTTGTCTTTGTCCCTGTTGTAAATGCAAAGATTCCGTCTTCCGTATAGGATACTGGGAAAATTGTTCCAGCAGCAGATACACGATTTACAACCTTAACATCAACTGTACTTGCACCAACACCAGTAACAATACCTTGAAGATATCCGTCTGCGGTTGATGTTGTGCCTGGGCCAACAATTGTTCCACTGATGGGTTGTGTAACACCCATTCCAACACTAACATTTGCTACTACATGAGGTGTAACATGAAGTTGTTGATCTGCAGCACCATCAATATATGCAACTTTTAATCCGTTTGCATAACTGCCTGGGTTTCTTGCAGCTAATCTGTATGTAACAGCGTCTTCGTAATTATTTTGATAATCTTGGAAAGACTTGATTTTAAGATTTGAAGTTGATCCAATACCTGTTGGATGTGTTGAAGGCATACCTCCAACGTTTGCGTTATTTAAACTTGCACCATCTGCTCTAACGACTCTTAATACACCACCATACTGTAGATAGTTTGATGCGGTGTACCAATATTCATATTGTCTATCATTAAGTGATGGTTTTCCAAAAAGATCGATCAAATCTTGCTCATTCTCAATAAGCAAAGGTTCTAGTACTGGGCCTCTTTCAAAGGGGCCTACTATTGCACCTGTCTGATCACTTATGGAGTCAATTCTACCAACCGTAAGGTCAACTTCTCTAACCTTAACGCCTGGAGATACTAAACCTATGCCAGCCATGTTTTTCTCCGAGTTCCACGTTTGTTTTACTAAATTTATTTATAAATTGATACCTCTTCAAATGGGGAAACATGACGTGAACATTACCAATCAGGATAAGTCTCCACTAATTCTTTTCTTTTTCTTTTATCAGAAACTCTTTTTATTGAACATCTCTTGCATTCATATGCATACGCTGATGGAACATTTCCTCGATCTTTTCGTGTTTTGTAAAAATCGTTCATAAGTTCTTTAGTCTCACCACATACCTTACATTTTCTCTGTTCAAAGAGTAAATGTTCCAATCCAAACTGGTCTTCAATATTCATCTATAATCCCACATATAGGAACGATCACCATATTCGTCAGAGTACCAACGATCTCCATCACCATCTACAAAACTTTCATCCTCTGTCCCATCAACAATAAAACCAAAAGGTGACATATCTTGTTCGATCTGATCTCTTTGATCCTCATATATTCTTTTACGAACATCTTGATCTGTAAGTTCTTTAAAATAATCTTGTTGAACTAACCATGCATATATTACAAGACACATGGCAAGATCATCATTACATCCTTCTTCTGCTTCAAATGAATTGTGTTTTTGTATAAATGTGGTGAGTTCCGATATAATATCATAATCATTAAATATTATTTTCTCATCCTCTATTAAAGTTTTTAAGTTAGAACATCCTACCTTTTTTACAGTCTTGGACATCTTAACTCCAAGTTGTGTTTTCTTACCTGAGAATCCTTGTCCTACAATTTGACCAGCACGACCTCTCATTGAACATAATAATAAGTTATCATATTCTAGATCATACTGAATAATACTTGCAACTTGATCTCCAATATCATTTACCTCACATAAAATAAAAGCATTGTTATATGCTTTTGCAATATCTACAATGATACTGGGAAATAACATTGGTTTTATTTCATTGTTTTTATATTTTCCAATTACCTTGTGTGGAAATGATGTAATATCAGTAATTACAAATGCAGAATAATCAATACCAACACCACGAGCTACGTCAACTGTAATCACATAATCATGATTTTTAATTGGTTCAAAATAGATATCTAATCCACGATTACTTTTTATTGGTTCATCATAAACTAAAGATTTTAATTTTGCAGAACTAATCAGGGTATCAACAGAACCTAGAAATTCACACTCAAACTCAACACGAAACTGTTGTTCTGACGTGTTTGCAATAGTTTGTTCTTTCCAAACTGAATCTCTGCCTGGTACTTCAGACCAATGAACCTCAGTTGGAACATATTCATTTTTATCTCTTTCAGCATCATGCCACATTCGGTAGAAGTGATTCATACCATGTGGTGTAGATACAACTATGACTTTTGTTCTTTGACCAGAAGAGATAGTAGGATAAACAGATGCAAAGAATTGGTCAGCAATGTGATTCGGGATAAAAGCGAACTCGTCAAGAAAGATGACATTATAGGATCCACCTCGGACAGCAGATGCAGATGTAGACGCAGCGAGAATTTTGGATCCATTTTCTAACTCCAGAGAACCTTTGTTCCAAACAAGAACACCTTGTTGCATCCATTTAGGTAAGTTTTCATATGCAAGTTGTAATCTACCTAACAAATCGCGAGCAGTTGATGCCTTGTTTGCAAGTATTGCTATATTTACGTTATCATTAAAAACAGCATAATGCAATAAGTAAGATACTACCGTTGTGGATTTACCAGTCTGGCGAGGCATCTTACAGATATTAAATCTTTCATTATGAAAGTTATTGATCAACTTTTCTTGAAATGGATATAAACTAAAAGGAACTAGACCCTCATCAAGAGAAACAATCTTGATATAATTTTTAGCAAAATAGACAGGATTATCCTTACACTTGATGAACTCCTCAATATTTTCTTGAGTAAATTCAACTTTTACATTCGCTTTTTTTAGATTAGGATTACCAAGATATACAGTATCAGACATAATAAATTAAAATAAAATTAACACTTCCAGCGTCTTCTTGCTTGTCTTAACCTACTATTTGGATCTTTCGCAGCCTTTGGAAACTTCTTCATTTGACCAGCACTTCTTGCACAATAACTCTTTCTTCTCTTTGCAGCCTTAGACCCTTTCTTCACTTTACCTGTCACAGCAGTTTTAAGTTTTGAGCCTGGGTTTCTACGACGATATGCCATGACTCCCTTCTTTGTCATACCAGCACCTTTTTCTGTAGGTCTTTTATGTCCAGACTTGACACTCATACCTTTCATGTCATCCTCAGCAACATACTCTTCAGAAGTTGTGGTTGTATGATCTTCGTCTTTTTCATTCTTTGTGAGATTTTTCTTTTTTTCTTTTTCAGATATCTTAGGGCCACCAACTATGTCACCATACTCATCTCGTTTCTCTTCACCCATCATTACAGTAGGTTCGCCTGGTTCAAGATCTTTAGGTAAAAATGATAATACCTTTGCATCAGGATATAGTTTTTGAACTTCCTTCTCTATCTGTTGACGAGTTGGTCTAGATACAGATGGAACAAACATCTGTACCATATATGTTTTACCTCTCCATGTCAATACAACTTTATATGTATGACCGTTTTTTACAAGACGAGTTTTTGACTCGTTAGTTTCCTCTGGTTCTAAGAAATTGACCTTCTCTTGGTCTTTCTTAGCCATCACTTTTTTTGCTAATTTTCCAGCGTCTCTTTGACTTACATATTTTGAGACAGAGGGTTTAGATTTTTTTTTTTCTTCCTTCTTTTTCATGAGAGCCATGACTCCCTCATTGGTATATTCTACTTCTTCTTTTGTTGACTTTTTCTTAACACAATTATTATATCTCTTACCAAACATCATTTTAGTTCCCTTTTTCTCATATCCCTTCCAACACTTCTGTCCTTCTTTAATTTCAACCATACCAGCTGCTTCTAATGCGGCAACTTGCATTGGTGAGAATCCTTCATTCTTTGATTTGTTACCCCAGTTTGCAGCACCTACCTTACGACACTTAACTAAAGCACCAGATGCATATGCACTTGGCCATACAGAGTATCTTGACTTGACCTTATGATAACAGGCATCTTTTGTACCACTACCCTTACCTTTTTTATCTTTGGCTTCGTTAACGAATGATTCTTTCATTTTCTTTTTAGGATCTGTAGAAACGTTTGTTGGTTTTGCTGCACCTGACTTCTGTGGTTGATTTGGATCAGCAGCTCTCTTTCTTCTTGCAGCACTATCTCTTTCACTCTTACTCATTGATCTTCTCTTGGAAGATGACACACACTTAGGAGTTGATTTCTGGCCAGGTTGTCTTGCACATGGTTTCCCATCATACTTACCACCAACTTGAACCCATCCTCTTACCTTACGTCCAGATTTGGTAGTACCACTTGATTTACCAAACCAATCACGAAGACCTTCTTCGCTTACATTATATTTATAATCATCATCGATTACCTGACCTTTTCTAGGTTTTAATGGTTTAGTGAGTCTTGAAGTATCAAGACCAGATCTGTCAAAAACAGATTTTGATTTTCCTGTTGTTTGATCAAATCTACCAGAACCAGATGTATTTTTCTGTGCATCAAATATTTTTTTCTCTGCACCAGAAATTTGTCTTTTTGGTTTATTCGTTATTCTTTTATATCTTTTTGATGATTGTCCTTCTGGACGACCCCTTTTCACTTGCAACATAGTTCCAACCAAACCAACACCAGCAGTGATAGCAGGCAGAACTTTACTTCCAACATTAATAGCAGTAGGAATTGCTGCAACACCCTCCATGGCCTGTTTGCGAATAGTTGCGAAGTAAACCTTCTTACCTTCCTCTTCACCATATTGTTTCTGCATACTCTTTTTCATATCAGACTTATCATATTTTTTCTTCAACATGGTATCTTTTCTCTTCTGAGCAGGAGTCATTGTTGATTCTTCAATACCCTTCATTTTATTCATCCTCTTTCTGATCGCCCAGTTATCTGGAATAGTGAGATGTTTTGCTTTGAATTGATTATGTAAAAGTGTTGGTGAAATATTATTACGTTTTGCAATACCTTGCATTAATTCATCAACAGAACTATATGTAATCGCACCGAGTTTCATCAACC